AAAACAAGTTGTATGTTTTGGGCAACAAGATTGAAAATAGTTGTTGACAACTAATCAAATCGGTAGTACACTACATACTTCAAAAACAAAAAGTGAAGAAAAACACTATAAAATTGAAAGAATTTTTAACCAGGACTAAATAGATTACTATGAAAACAATTATCTGTCAAACGCTGAAACATACAGGGATGTGGTCAACATTACCACAAGCTCAAGTGTCAGCCTTTGCGGGTAATAATGTACAACCCAGTATTCGCGGCTCAGAGTATAATGATCCAAGAATGCCAGGGAGTTTCATAGAAGGAGAGAAGATTCCAAGAATCTAATCTCAAAAAGAATCTAAGAAACCCCTGGGAAACTAAACAGTCTCAGGGGTTTCCGTTTGTGTAGTGAAAAAACAACGAAAGAGTTTGACAAGAAATGAAAGTTGAAATACAATCTGGCACTTCTGATAAAGCGAATTGGTTGAAAGAAAATACGCTAACAGATGATGAAAGAAAAAAGTTGATTGAGGACAAGTTAAAACGAGGTCTCAATCAAATAGAGTTAAACAGAAAAGTCCCAGTGACCGAGTAAGTTTAACAAGCGTGAATAGGCAACGAGAGCCGTGATACAGCGCATAAATGTATAGAATGGGCGGACAGTAGGATGAAGTCTATGGCGATAACGTAGATTGTAAAATCACTGGGTAGGGTATTAACCCTATCATAGCATGGATGTTGAAAGATACATCATGCTATTCTAAAACATACTACTCCCGAGAGCAGTCCTAACCGACAGAGGGTACGGATCAAGTGTGTTTCAGAATAGTTGATGCGTGGAACATAAGCCCTCTTGATGGGTGAAAGTACGCACTGCTTAAACATTGTTGGGGTGTAGTGTAATGGCTTATCACAGCGGGCTTTGAACTCGCTAATCTTGGTTCGATTCCAAGCACCCCTACCAACAAGTTATACCGTAGAGTTCAACTGGGGTTGATATCTCACTGTCTATGAGACTGCGGCGGGTTCGATTCCCGTCTACGGTGCCAATTTTATCTGTGTGTAATGTCAGTCAGGTCAGACGGCTCGCCTTGGAAGTGAGAGGTCGTAGGTTCGAATCCTACCACGCAGACCAAACAATTTAATGGAGCCCTTCCCCGCTTGCGGTCTGTAAAATCGTAGCCATAACAAGGTGGGTGGTTGGCAAGAGGTTCGATTCCTTAGGGCTCCACCAAACAATTTAATGGGGGCAGTAGCGGGCTACGGGTGATCCTTGCAAGATTGCTGACTAGAAGGGTTCAACTCCCTCGGCTTCCACCAAACAATACCTCCTTCGCCAAGTTGGTAAGGCTCGGGATTTTGATTCCCGCATTCGGTGGTTCGAGTCCATCAGGGGGTGCCAAGAATAAGCGTAGTCGCTCTACGCAAGAAAACACTGCGACCTTAGCTTGCCCGGGCGGTATGTCAGTTACGAAACAGTTGAGTAAAAGTCTCTATGGGTAGGCACGAATAAAAGAATTGATCGGAAAGCAAGAGCCGAAGAGTAGACACTAGCGGATGATGGGTCATCATGTCCGTATAAGTCGGGATAACTGACTAGTGGGGTAAGAGTCCCTAATGTGCTCAGAAATTTATATCTCGTTAGTTTAGCGGTAAGAACGCTGGCCTTTCAAGTCGGTAACACGGGTTCGAATCCCGTACGAGATGCCAATCATGCGTGGTTAGTTTAACGGTAAAATCAAACATTGCCAATGTTTAGTCAAGGGTTCGACTCCCTTACCCCGCACCAGTTATGTCTAGTTGGAAACGAAAGTAACCCAAAGGGAGCGCTCTGAACAGGCGCTGTTTAGTACGCTTACAAAGTAGTTGTCCTGACTGTTCAACCCAAGAGGTGTTAAACCCGTAGATTTAGTTCCTACGCTCTCGCTCAAGGGATGTTATCGTGTCACAACGATACTAGACTCCTAGTTAAGGATCGGTTCAGCAAACAAAAAGCTAACTTTGGATGTCTAGCGACAAAAACGATCCTGTTATATATGCGACCTTAGCTCAGATGGATAGAGCACCAGGCTACGAACTTGGGGGTCAGGAGTTCGACTCTCTTAGGTCGCGCCATGCTCTTTTAGTATAAAGGTATTACAATACATTGGTAATGTATAGACACTGGATCGTTACCAGTAAGGAGCACCAAGAAGAATTATGTGTCGGTGGCAGAGTGGTCCAATGCAACGGATTGCAAATCCGTAAAACCGTGAGTTCGAATCTCACCCGACATTCCAGTTAATGCCGCTGTCGTCTAATGGTAGGACGCTTAAAAAAGGTGACTCTGACAAGAGTACATACAGCAACATAAAAATTCCATGTCAAGGAAGTTATGGAGGTTCGATTCCTTCCGGCGGCACCAATTATGCTCTGTTATTTCAATTGGAAGAATTCCGGTTTTGTAGTCCGGCGATGGCAGTTCAAATCTGTCACGGAGCACCAATCAATGGATGTATAGCAAAGTGGTAATGCAGTATCTTCATACGGTACCTATCGCTAGTTCGAATCTAGCTACATCCACCAATTTACTGTCAAGTGTTTTGTCTCGTACAAATTCTTTGACATTAGTAGAACGAAGTCGATCTTGGTAAGGCTCTTTGTTTTTAAGAGCATACTCATACAATGCTTTGAGTCCAGGGTTTTCTTTTTCCATACAGTATTTATTTTGCCTCAATAGCTCAGTTGGTAGTAGCACCGTCTTGATAAGGCGTAGGTCCCTGGTTCGAGTCCAGGTTGAGGCACCAATCACGCCCGGTTAGTTAAAAAGTATAACACACCCCTGATAAGGGTGAATCAGAGGAGCGTTACCTCTACTGGGTACCAATTTTTATTCCTCGGTAGCACAGCGGTAGTTGCGTCTGGCTGTTAACCAGAATGTCGTATGTTCGATCCATACCCGGGGAGCCAAACATTAAAGAATGAGCGAGGTTCAATAAATATATTAAAGGAATATTAATATGTTATGTCTCACTTGTGCTAAAGAACACGACGGAACGTTTGGATCTGGCAAATATTGCTGTAGAGCATGTGCCAATTCTAGAATTAGGTCTACTGAAACAAAACAAAAAATAGCTAACTCTGTTAAACAAGGTCTAGCAGATGGCACGATTAAGCGGTCTAGTACTAAAGGTTTAAAACTTAAACCTAGAACACCGGAGCACTCTGCTAAGATTTCTCAGGCTAGAACTGCTTATTGGGACAGAGTTGGTAGAAAAGAAGTGTCAGCGGAAGAAGCGGCACGATTGAATGTATTGAATGTTCAAAACTACCGAGCAAGAAAATATAACGCAACACCTGAATGCGTTGATAAACAGTTAGTAAGAAAAATTTATGAGAGTTGTCCAAAAGGGTATGAAGTAGACCATATCATTCCGTTAGCATGCGGAGGACTTCATCACCCTGACAACTTTCAATATCTTCCTGCATTGGAAAATCGCAGAAAGAATAAGACACAGAATTACGATACATCACTGGCAATCCGCTGGCAGGATGTGATTTAAGTTTATTTCGTTATAGTGTAGAGGATGAAAGAGTAGCATTGAGTATATTGAGATAAGGCGACAAGTAACACATAGTAGGTAACAAACGCTTAGGCTTTAAAACCAACATTGAGTCCGAGAAGTGCGGAACAGGCTGAATTGTGTGAACATTGAGATAAGGGAATAGAGGGGATGTGAGGGTATCATTGGAAAACACACTGGGACCCAGCATAAGCGTTTTTAGCCCAGTATCGCAAGTTCGAGTCTTGCTGACGGAGCCAAGTTTTGAGATAGACGGTGAGATTGAGTCCCTTGTATGCTAGGTCCCTATTCTTGTGACTGACACGCCAGTAGCAGTATGAGGTTGTTAAACTCTCTCATTCGAGACAATCCCGCGAGTCCTTGAGAAAGATAGTGGGGCGCTCAACAACCTATATATGGGTCGTTAACTCAGTGGACAGAGTACTTGGCTTCGAACCAAGGAGTCAGGGGTTCAAATCCTCTACGACCCTCCAAACAATGGAAAGTAATGCAGGCGCGATGGTGTGCCGACTAGCCTTGAAAACTAGGTTCTCCGACAGGGGGATGGGGTTCGACTCCTCTGCTTTCCGCCAATAATTTATGTTGTCCTTAGTGTAGTGGCCTGCACCCCATGTTGTGACCTTGGTAGTAAGAGTTCGATCCTCTTAGGACAACCCAAACAATTTAATGTCGCTTTAGCTGATGTGGTCATAGCGGTGGGCTGAAAACTCATGGAAGTTGGTTCGATTCCAACAGGCGACACCAAACAATAGTTCCTTATTTCAGCGGTAGAATATCACATTGACATTGTGAAGGTCACTGGTTCGATCCCAGTAGGAACTACCATTTTTAAAACAAAAACATTAACTCGTTATAGTTCAATGGATAGAACATATTCCTCCTAAGAATAGGATTCAGGTTCGATTCCTGGTAGCGAGACCACTTGACAACTATTCATAATTGTCATATAATATGAAAGTAAATACATGTAGAACATACACAAAGGAGTAAACATGGCTGTTCTAGCACTTGATATTTCCGGAGTACCCCGACAGTGGATCTCTAACGATGACGCAATCTCATACCACGCAACTAAGAGTGTTGCATGGAGTATGGGTGACATTGTGGCAAAATACCGTGGTGGTGTTCAAAACGATGGCTCACTAAGTTACATCGAATCACCAAGTATCATTGCTATCAAGGGTCATGGATTTAACCCACACAAACATGCACATGTTGCATTAAGCAACAAAACATTGTTCGGTCGTGACCGTTATGTTTGTGCATACTGTGGAGATCACTTCCCTAACTACCATGATTTGAGTCGTGACCATATTTTGCCACGATTCCATGGTGGCGAAAACACTTGGATGAACGTGGTTACTGCATGTAAAGAATGTAACAGTAAGAAGGGTCATAAGACACTAAAAGAAGCACGAATGGAACTTCTTTATGTACCTTACGAACCTAACCACTTTGAAAACATGATTCTACAGAACCGCAATATTCTTGCGGATCAAATGGAATACTTGATGACAGGTGTCCCTAAGCATTCACGGATCTTGCTAAATTAGGAAGATTTAATCACATCAAGGCTTGACAAAAAAGTTTTGTTGTGATACAATACATGTAAATAAAGATACAGTGTGCAAATACTGTATCACAATTGCCCTTGTATCCTTAGTGGTAGAGGTCCTGTTTTGTAAGCAGGGTGTGGTGGTTCGATTCCATCCTGGGGCACCAAAGATTATTCCCTAGTAGCTCAGTCGGTAGAAGCGCCAAACTGTTAATTTGGATGTCGGAAGTTCGAGCCTTCCCTGGGGAGCCAATAAAATATAACCTCTAACCAACATTAGGCATAAATGCTTATATAGGTTAGAGGTTATATGTCAACATCATCAAATCGAGTTAAAGAATGGCGCCATCGTTCTAAGGAACGAATGGTAGAGGCTATGGGCGGAAAATGTCAATGTTGTGGGTATGATGCCTGCAAAGAAGCATTAGCCTTTCATCACATTGATCCTACACAAAAAGAACTAGCGTTTGGAAGTCTTAGGGCGAATCCTCAAACATGGGATAAGGTTGTAACTGAACTGAAAAAATGTATCTTAGTATGTCATAACTGCCATAGTGAGATTCACGCTGGACAGCGAGAAATACCAAAACAGTTTGCTAAATTTGATGATTTATTCTCAGATTATAAACAACTGAAAACAGAATATGATTCTTGCCCACACTGTGGTACAGACAAACCAAAATCTAATAAGTTTTGTAGCCCGAAATGCGCTGCTTCTAATAGAAGAAAGGTTGACTGGAATAGCATAAATCTGTTACAATTACTTGAAGAACACGGTATAACGAAACTAGAAGAAATGCTAGGAGTATCAAATGCCGCGATTTATAAACAACGAAACAAAATTCTAAGAGGAAATAAAAATGTTAATTTGTGATAACGGTGGACATAAAACTTTTTGCGAAGTGAAAAAGATTCACGTAGGTGAAAACAATAACCATGTTCGTATCTATACTACATTTGATGGCTCTCGTGAGCCAGACTATCAGCAAACTAAGTTTGAGGCATTTTTAACTGACCAAGAACTTGATACATTGAGACAAACGCTAACTGCCTAATATATCTGGCTGTAGCACAATGGACAGTGCAGTAGCCTTCTAAGCTATTGATCCAGGTTCGATTCCTGGCAGCCGGACCAATAAATATTTGATGCGTGAACTATCCATTATCAATAACATTAAACAACATATCATTGAGCCATACGTTGTTGAAAACTTTTTATCAACCAGTGATATTAATTATTTAATAAACTTGTTTGAGACAAGCAACACTCAACCAAACAAGGTATACAAGAATACTGGTCCGGTAACCTTGAGTATTAAAGGATTGTTAACTGATCCTGTCATTGTTGACATCTTGTCTAAGATAAAAGAGCAAATAGGTAATTTTGAAATTACAGCAGGGTTCTTATTCTATACAAATTATCCACACGTAATTCACAATGATGATACATTTGAATTGCCTGATAGTGTTTATAGAGCAATAACTCTTCCAGTAAAGTTGTACGGAGATGGAGTAGGTTTACCCAAACTATGTATGTTTGACCAATTTTATTTTCATGGTCCATCAAAGTTTTTCAAGGGTGAATCACATGTTGATACATATTATAACAAGTGTTTGTATGATTATAAAGATGTTGATGGCATTGTTGATACAACTATCACAGACACAACATTGTTTACACACTTGAAAAGTGAATGGTTAGAAGGACTTAGTGTTCATTCGGTTTTAGAATGGAAACCTACTAGTGCTATAATATTTGATAGTGTCCGATTACACTGTGCAAGTGACTTTAGACAACTTGGCTACACAGGCAAGTTGGGAATTAGCATCTTTACAAAAAATGACAGAGTACTTTAGAAAATTAAACATTGATTTATCTGACCTAAATTTAGAAGATATGAATTCAGGTATAGTATTACACAACCCTAGAGGTTTGGACTTTACATATTATCAACTTAAGGATGAATACATAAATGTTTTATCTGATAGGCTACCTGATTCTTACAAGTCTAAAATTAAAATTATTGCTTATGTAGTTGTAGGAGGACCATACACATTCCACCCACATCGTGATAAGCAAGGTGTATGTGCAATCAATTATTACATTAAAACAGGTCCCGGTGAAACTTCATTTTATGAATTCTGTAGTGAACCTAAGTTTGCAGTAATAGATAATGTAGAATATGAAGGTTGGTATAGTTATGATTGTTTGAGTAAAACCACAAGTTTTGTAGCAAATACAAATGATTGTTATATGCTAAAGGTGAGTTCAATCCATGACTTGAAGTTATTAACAAGTGATAAACGACACTTTATACAATTTATCTTTGATGAGCAAATATGAATATAGGGTTTTATGGGCACAGCAATTGTGCATACCGATCAAGTGAAAGTTTTCTAGACATTGTGGCTAACCATTATGCTGGTAAAGTAGTTAACACAGGTTGTAAACAGGGTTCAGAAGAAAGAATACTGTTTGAATTGAAAAAGACAAAGAATCTTGATGTAGCTGTGATTTTTCATTGCCATCATAGTAGTTTGTTCATCCCTCATGCCGATAGAGATATTCATATCAATTCGGTAGATGAGGCTAGAACACAAAATTTGTTCACTAAACAAAACAATACAAAATTTTCAACGTTGTTTGAAACTGACGAAAATCTGTATTCTAGTATTGAAACATATAGAAACTATTTCTATCACCAAGATTTGATGATGAATAGATATTATGGAGCATTAATTCAGATTGACCAATATCTTTCATTTAGGAACATTAAACATATAAATGTTGTTGACAAAAGTTGTGCTATACCAAGTTGGTTTAAGTTCAATGGTTATGTTGATAACGAGATAATGCAAACTGCTGAACGTACAATTCAAAAGAACCCGTTCTTTGTAAATTGTATTAGTAAAGAAGGTAACAAATTGATTGCTGACAAACTGATTAGTATCATAGATATCCTATAAATACGTTGCGGTTTGTAGTAGAGAGGTCTTACGCCTGCGTGAAACACAGGAGACGGAGGTTCGATTCCCCCGACCGCCCCAAACATGAATTACAAAACATTTAACTACGATTATAACAAGGATAAACTATTGTCATTGTTTGTAAAAACGAAGACACATCTTTGTTATGAAATAGCAGACTTGTCAGAGGTTGACAAGATGTTATTGCCAATGATGAATGTTTTCAATCGTGAATTATCCATACGAGAATATGGATTAGCAGAGTTAGTAACCGAAACAGGAATGCATGTGAATCCGAGAAACAATGGATTGATAATGTTTCCGGTTAAGGGTTTGATGGGATTTACTTTTGATGATGGTACAACTGTTAAGATAACACAACCTACTATTACAAATGGTCTAGTGTTGCATACATACTACCCAATCGAAAGTCCTGCAATTTTCTTTGCTATAAAGATACCAACAAATATATCTTATGCAGAATGTTGTCTACTACCCTAACATACAGTTTGATTATGACTACCTATATAAGTTAGTCAATACATCAACACCCATTGAAGGTAGACCTAATCATCATAGACAAGTCGTAGATGATCCATATATGATTAAGTTAAGAACCAAGTATCCGTTTCTTAGTTCAATTTATGGGGTGTATAAAATGAAAGATGGTTTGCCGTTGCATGTAGATGCAGGTAGAAGTTGCACATTGAATATACCATTGGTCAATTGTAGTAATAGTGAAACGATTGTGTACGAATCAATCAACAAAGATACCATGTTCGATCCTAGCAAAGTTATACATGAGATAACAGATAGGACTAACCTAGTTGAAGTGTTTAGATTTACGTTGAGAAAACCTACGTTATTCAACACTACATTTCCACATGAAGTTGTATTGAAGAACAGTGATGAACGAATCTCTATAAGTTGGAGTGTATCGTCAGATATAAGTTTTGAACAATGTAAACAGTTGTTTAATGCGTATGGGCAAGATTAGCAATTACTTTTGCAACATTCTCTGTAGTAAATGGAATGTTCAAAATTAAGTGTTGACTATTGTTAATCCAACTGATTGTTCTATGTGTCATTCGTGTATTGACATAATAGACTTGACCTTGTTGTATAGACATTTTCTTGTCGTCCATCAACCAATCATATTGCAATGGACCAACATTGTTTAAGAAACAAATCAAACGGAAACATTCACGAGGCATACTTGGATGGTCACGATGTGGCACAAAGTATCCCCCAACGTTTGATTGCACAATGAATGTGCGACCAAGAGGTTGCCATTGTTCTAAGAATGGATGCAAACTTTTACAAGCATGGTAAACATCAGTTGGCTGATTGAATTCTAATTCACTTAGTCTACGTCCTGCTTGATAACTAGCCTCTGCTAAACTAGGTACATCGGTGTGTGTTTTACCGGGCAAGTTAGTTACAGTCAATGCTTTACGATTATTTGGTCTGTCAGTTCTAGGTAGATAGTCTACCCAGTCATTGTCAAACTCTCCAATCTCTTGTAAGTATTGACTTGTATTGACCCAAATGTTAAGTGGTTCAAAGGAACCTAAATTAAGTAATGCTAATTCATTACTTAATGTCTCTTGTGTTACATTACTTGGATCGTATGTTGCGGATCTTCCGCTAATTCCTGGTGGTACGTTGCTCATGTGTTTATTTAATTGTTGTTTTATTGCAACAAAAAGATTTGACAACTAATCAAGTTGGTGCTATACTACTTGTATTGAAGTTGATAAAGCAATCTTGCTTATCACGAAGGCTCATTAAAATTTTGTAAAGTACTTTAGGCTGATGACGGCAATCAGAAAGCAGTCTGAAATCTGACCCCATTGCAGTAGCTTTGCCGAGCAAATGTGAAGGGAGTTGATATGATGAAAGTGGTAGACATGGGGGCTTTAGAGGTCCCTGCAGTAAACAGCGTGTAGGTTCGAATCCTACTATCATTTATCAGATATCAGCCTAAAGTATTTTACAAAAATCTATTGACAATAAATGCAAGTGGTGTTATACTACTTGTATTGAAGTTAAGAAAGTGATCGTGCTTTCTTACAAACAGTCTTTAACAATTTATGTTCGTATATCCCTGTTAAGTTCAGGGCTCTATACGAGAATGTATTAGGTTAACAACCCCACTAGGTTGTTTACTGTCTTTTAAAGTACCCGCCGGGGTACACACAGTAAACGACATGAAATAGGTAATCGTATAATGTAAGGGACACAAGGTGTATGCTCGTGAAACAGCTACATTCTCCCAGAGTTATAGTCAAGATGCTGGAGAAGCGGTGGTCAAGTTGCAAGTAATATGTTTAGTGTCTTATCGGTAGACGGTACCGTGAGAAGGCTGCGGCGCAGTTGCGACATTAAGCACCCCAATATGTTTTCGTATAGAGAATTTGAGGAGTATGGTTACGGGTAGTCTCAGATTAGAGACTACTGACTAGTGTGGTTCGATCCCACCATCTCAATCTATTATGGAGCTATCGTCTATCGGTTAGGACATCAGGTTTTCATCCTGAGAAGCGGGGTTCGACTCCCCGTAGCTCTTCCAAGTTTTTGCAGTGATGGAGAAGACAGACGCCCGAAAGAGCGTCCCATACTAGTTGTCACAGTGGTTCGAGTCCACTGGCTGCACCAAGTTTTTCGCATAGTTCAATACTAGATTAGAACAACACTAGGGTACCTTAGTGTAGATATCGGAGTACTGTTCCGATTGCGTAAAAGTTATGGAGACAAGAGGCAGCGTATTTAGGAAACAAAATACGACATGGTATAATGCCTAGAGGTTCTCGATTAGATTAGGTTTCAAGGTGTTCATGGACGCACACAGCACTGTCACTGCTGAGGAGGGGGATCGTTACCCCCTGGAACCGCCAAGAATTGGAGAGTTGGGTGAGCTGGCTGAAACCACCTTCCTGCTAAGAAGACATATGGAGCAAAAACTCTGTATCGAGGGTTCGAATCCCTCACTCTCCGCCAGAGCAAATAGTAGTCTCCTGTTATATGACTACTCAATGTTTGTTAGTTTCAATGGGTGTTATAGAAACTAACATTTTTTAAACAAAAGGAAATTGACATGAAACGTAGTAAACGTTAGTGTCAATCTTGATCCCGTATTGGTCAAGGTTGGCACGTAAAATCAATTAATTACGACAACCCTTGGTAGCGCAGTGGTAGCGCAACGGACTCTTAATCCGCTGGTCGTCAGTTCGAATCTGACCCGAGGGACCAATATGGGGGTATAACTTAACGGCTAAAGTAAGGGGCTTTTAACCCCGAAATCAGAGTTCGATTCTCTGTGCCCCTACCATATGCAAACACATTTTTCTGAACGCCAGTCATTTGCCGTGCAGAGTAGGTCAAGTGTGTTTACATATGGTAACAAGTAACATAAGCGTGATGAAATTGGTAGACAGGACGGCCTAAGTGGGACCCTTAAACCCGCCCCGAAAGGGAATCTGTTGGAATTACACGAAAGTGACTGTGGGTTCGAATCCCATCGCACGTTATCATATAAAAACACATTGACTTGCCTCCAGGTAATAGTCAAATTGAAGCCGAGCCAGGATGCAGAGTCTCGGATTAAAGACTAAGTGTGTTTTTATATGGTAAAGAATTTTGGAGA